GCCGTCCGATCAAGGAAGAGGAGCTTGTGGCTGCGGTCAGAACCGTCATGGAGAAGGATGATTTTGATACTGCGGAACTCAGGCGTAAGGTGTCCAAGATCGTCATTTACGGTGACTGTGTGGAACTTCACCTAACAAATGGCCGCATAAAAAAGACTGCCCGCATCTATAACGGGCAGTGTGGCAGCAATCCCTTCACGAACAAAGTGTACTGTGCTTCATGCGGAAGCAAGTGTGAGCGCGATACTTGGACGAAGGGAACTAAGGTGTGGGCTTGCAGTCAGCCGCGCACGAAATGTCGACTGAAGAGATTGACCGAATCCGAACTAAAAGAAGCGGCAGAATCCTTGTTCGGCGATGGCTACGAGGGCAAGATCGTACAGAATGTCGAGCGGATCATCATATCCGACGATGAAGTTGTTTTCCATTTGAAAGAAGGAGGCGCATACCGATGGCAAAGACAGTGCGGATAATCCCTGCAAGCCCTAAAATCTTTCGTTCTGAGGTTACGGCAGAACCAAGACGGCGCAGGACGGCAGGATATGCCAGAGTTTCGACCGACCATGAAGAACAGGCTTCCAGTTACGAAATGCAGATGGCGCATTACAAGAACTACATCGAGAGCCGTGCAGACTGGAATTTCGTCGGCATGTATTCGGATGAAGGGATCAGCGGAACCAACACAAAGAAGCGTGATGGCTTCAACCAGATGATCGAGGATGCCCTTGCCGGCAAGATTGACCTCATCATCACAAAGTCCGTCAGCCGCTTTGCGCGGAATACCGTGGATTCTCTGCAGAATGTCCGCAAACTCAAGGAAAACGGTGTAGAAATTTACTTTGAAAAAGAGAACATCTGGACGTTCGACACACGCGGAGAACTCCTTATCACGATTATGTCCAGCCTGGCCCAGGAGGAAAGTCGCAGCATCTCGGAGAACACCACATGGGGCAAGCGGAAGCAGTTCGCCGAGGGCAAGACCAGTGTGGGCTACAGTGCATTCCTCGGCTATGACAAGGATTTCAAAATCAACGAGGAACAGGCGAAAGTGGTGAAGCTCATCTACAAACTCTTCCTTGGCGGGCGATCCTTCTACGCCATCACTAAGGAATTGGAGACGCGGGGAATCAAATCTCCTTCTGGAAAAGATAGATGGTACATTTCTACGGTGCGCTCCATTCTTACCAACGAGAAGTACCGTGGCGATGCGCTGATCCAGAAGGAGTATACGGCGGACTTCCTCGATAAGACGCGACGGAAGAATACGGGTGAGATTCCGCAGTACTATGTGGAGGAACATCACGAGGCGATTATCCCGCCGAACTTATTCGACTTTGTGCAATCGGAGATAAAGCGTAGAGAACAGAACGGTAAGCACAGCGGCGTGAGTATCTTTGCGAACAAAATCAAATGCGGCTGCTGCGGCTGTTGGTACGGAGCGAAGGTATGGCACTCCACGGATAAGTACCGCAGAGTGATCTACCGCTGCAACAAGAAATATGCCCACAAGGAGAAACCGTGCAGCACACGGCATTTAACGGAAGAGGAAATCAAGCGGATTTTCGTCAAAGCACTAAACTCCTTGGTAGAGGTCAAAGAGAACGTGATTGCAGAGCTCTGCTCCCTGATTGACAGCGTTTGCCAAACGGGGGAGTTGACGGAGGAGCGTAACAGTATAGAGTAGGAACTCGGCGTTTTGACAGAACGGCTCGAAACGCTGATTCGTGAGAATGCACGGGTGGCACAGGATCAGACGATGTATCTGAAGCAAGAAAATGAGATTCGCGCACGTTATCTGGAAAAGCAGGGGGAGTTGGAGAAGTTGGACGAGCAAATTGTAGAAAGGGATGGGAAGAGAAGAATCCTAGAGGGCATGATTCAAGTGGTATGTGGTATCAACGGAGAGCTGCTTGAGTTTGACGAGGAGCTATGGGGCGGACTACTCGATCACATTGTAGTTAAGGAGGATGGAACGATAGTCGTTGTTTTCAAGGGGGGGATTGAAATTGGTGTTTATGGATGAAGATATAAATTCAAGAGATCACCTTTCACGCAAAAGATTCCATTTACCAGAAGCAGCCTCGCAACAGACACAGCAAAAAGGACGACCTTTCAGTCGCCCTAAGAAAGATGCCCTTCAATCATCGGTATGGGGCAGCAAGACTCAAATCGTCACCGTTCCACTGTGTTCCATATCGACGGTCACT